AAAGGCCGCGATTGTTGCTCTGTCAAAAGCACCACCAGCGGTGCCAGCGGTAATCGCCAGGTCTTTGAAGGTAAGCAACTGAGCCTGTGTTGACTTGACCAGCTCATCGTCAACAGCAATCTTTTTCATTGTTTCATCGGCAAAGGCTTTGAGTCTGTCTGTTACAACCTTGGTGTTAGTTCCAAACAATCCCATTGATGTAGCAACGCTGTCGAGCCTGTTGTTAGCAACCTGAGCTTCCTCGGCTGCTCTTACAGCACCAACAGCCAAGCCACCTAAAGCAACCAAACCTATCTGAGCAGCAGGTGCTAGAGCTTTAGATACAGCTCCAATCTTTTCCATTGGGGTATTTAGTCGCTCAAGCTCGCGACTTAGCTTGTCAAAGCCAGAGCCATTGAAGTTGCTGAAAATGCTGATATTGATGGACATTATTTATCTATCCTGACAATGTTCTTGTTGACTTGATCCATGTACTCTTGTACACCTGCTAAAACGCTTGCTTGGATAAATGGCAACTGGCCTTCAGCCTCAGACCAGACATACCTTGATGGTTCACCCTTTATTGCTTGAGTCATAATCTGACCTTGGGTTGTTACCTTGTGCTTTCTACGAGTGCCACGCCAAGGATAGCTAGATGTTTCTGATTTGCGTGTTAGACCAGACTTACCTGCCATGTCAGCAATGTTAAAAGCTACGCCACCGAACTTTACAGATAGCAAAGGTGTTGAACCAGTTAACCCTTTTTTAGCGTTGCGACCAGATACCTCAGTCTTAAAAGTGCCTGGCTTCCAAGCTGTCCGACCTCGGTGATCTCTAAATCCTCTGGTTGGACCAAGCATTGGCGAGCTACCAAGAACTCGGTTACCTAGTAAGTCACCGGTGCGCTTCATGTGTGCGCGGATAGCAAAGAATAGGTCTTGGTCAACCTTGCGGATTTCGGCAAGGGTTTCTCTAATGCCGTACACCTCGACTGACTGGCTTACTTTCATTTCTCTACCTACGCTTATTCATGGCTTCTGATTTACCCTTCAGATACATCTGCATGGTAAACAGCATCCGTTCGGATTCCTGCATCAGCACCGATGGTGCAATCCCTGTTTCACAAGCTAAGGCTGCAATAAAGAGGTGGGAGCTCTTATCTCCCAGTCCCTTTATTCCTTTACTTTTGGGTTTGTGTCGTCACCCTCGATGTTCTCAAGGGAATCCACAAAGTCCTCAAAGCTCTTGTCAGTTTGCTTCTTGCGGCGTAGGGCGTTCCAAACAATGTAGGCAAGGTAAGTCAGGCGTGGGTCTTTCTGAATCGTTGTTACAGCAAGGTTGAACTTATCCTCGAAGGCGATGAAGTCCGGTGTGCCACAAACAACTGATTCCTTAGAACCATCTGTGAACTCAACTTTGAAAGGGATTTGCATTAGCTTACGCCGTTGCTCTGGTTAGTACTCCCGATAGCGGCCAAGTGACAGAAACCGTTGCGAGGTCGCCGACTGTGGAAGCGTAGGGGGTATACGAGGTTACCAAAAATGCACCAGAATAGCTCGGATTCGATGATGTTACTGAACCTGATGTCGGTGTAACAACAACAGTTGCGTTGGTTCCTAGTAGAGGCCAAAGAATTGAGTCAAGTGCGCCAGCTGCGAAGTCCTGGTGGAACTCTAGTGTGATTGAACCGGACTTTAGCCCAGCAATCCTAGTGCGCCACTCAGAGCCAAAGGCTGTGGTTTCCTGCTCGTCAATTTCGATTGGTAGTTCAACGGATGCAAGGGATGAGCTTACGGTTCCGCCGTTGATGGTGACTTTATAGTCAGTTGCTACGAATTTTGCCAATTTATGTTTCTCCTAATCGGCAAATACATCAACAGCAAATTCAGCCGCCAAGTAAGTGCCATCATTCATTTGGATGGGTGTGTAATTTGTCATTTCAGTCACTCGGCAATCATAGGCGTAACCACCAAGTGTCTTATCTGATTCTACTGCGTTCTTGATACTTGAGGTGCCTGTGCTAGAGCAGAAGGCATCAAGCGATCTCTGCGCATACTTTTCTGCTGCCCTGCCAACAACGACAACAACAGAAAATCGGTAAAGCGTAAGACCCTTATTGAAGGCTTGGTTGTAGTCCACAGTCGTTGGTCTAACCAATGCAATCGGTGGGTTGGGATTGTCGGGCATTTCTGCGCTAGTGCGTAGTCCTGTAATTGTGCCAAGGTTTTCGGCGATAGCGGTTCTCAGCTCGCTGATGCTTGCCACTATGCAAACCTGATTCTGCGGTATGGGCTAACTAGCTGAGCCACATCTGGGTCGAGCTGGTTGCTGACTCGCATGATTCCGATGTCAGAGATACCTGCCACACCTAGAGGGCTGTCTAGTCGCTTGTAGATTCGGCTGGACTGGATTACACAAGCTTGGGTTACAGCGATTGGAACTGCTGACCAACCCCAAGTGCCGGTGACCTGGACAGTTGCTTCACCTTCCCATTGGGTAAACAAGTAATCACCAACAGCGCGGATGTGGGTGTATGAGGTAGGCAAGCCATCAACTCTGCCGTTTAGTGGCTCAAGCTGGTAGTCATCTGTTGTCCAAAGTTGGTCAAAGGTTCCATCATCATCTGACTTGGTTCTTAGGGTTGTTAGCGTAATTAGATCGTCAATCTCAACCTGAAGATAATCCATTGGGGTATAGATTCTGGTGGCTGTGCCTAGAGCTGAGAAGCTGCGGTTGGTGTATCCGTCAATCGCGCGAGAGCCTGACTCGATAGCCATCTCTAGCAGAGCGTCATCAACTGTGTCTGTGATTCTTAGTGCTGCTTTGACTTGATTTAGTGAAGCGTAACCTTGGGTAATAGCCATAATGTTCTCTATTCTACTGAACTAAAAGGATACTAACAGAGCTAGTCCCAACTGTTCTCTCGCCTTATCTTTAGCGACCACTCGCCACTTCCAAGGTTATTCTCAGCTCGTCTTTGCTCGTAAAGTCTTTGGTTGATTGAAAAGGTATGAGCGTTCTTAGGGCCATAGCCAGCGGCAATAGTTGAGCTGTTGTTGTGGTGGATTGTGGCATGGATGCGCTTTTTAGGTATGCCATGCGCATCAATAATTCTTTCATAGTCATTGTCATCAAAGTAAAGCGGATGGAACAGCTCACTGGCTAGTCCAGCCTTTAGGATTACGCCCTCACCCACAGCAACAAAAGCCCAGTCTGGCACAGCATCTGTAAAGTTCAAAGCCTCGGTGTCAACCTCATTGTCTATCTTTTCTAAAGCACCAGGCTCGCAATAAGTGTCCTCGCTGGCAAAAATCCAATACTTAGCGTGAGGTGTTGCCTTAATCACAAAGTTCATGGCTGCTGTTGGCCCTAAACCAAAAGGCACTTGTATTAGCCAAAGGTTCTTTACTATCTCTGGCTTGATTGGCTGGAACTCTCGCTTGCCAGAATTATCAACAATGACAAGATGCTCGACTGGGTAGTCAATCGAGTCAATCATTCTTTGGGCTAAATCGTGCCTAGCGTAAGTTGGAAAGGCTAATACAGGGATCACTTGAGCAACTTCTTTAGAATCGGAATCCAGCTCTCATCCCAAACCTTTTCAACATCGAACTGGCTGGCAAAGTCAATGGCAACCTGTGAGGTGCCACGCTCTGCCTTGTAAGATTCCTCTAGCGCGTTGACCAAGCTAGATACATTCGGAGTCATCCACCAAGCGTCTTGACCGGCATCCCAAGATAGCTGTCCATCAACTAGCCAACTGTCAGGGCTGATTAGGTCAGGGGTTGCTGCCCAGTTAGAACCGATTACCCTAGTGCCACAAGCCTGAGCCTCAACGCTAGGAACGCCAAAGCCTTCACCAAAGCTAGGTGCGAGCAAGACATCCATGCGCGTGTAAAGGGCAGCAAGGTCAGACTGAGCCAAACCGAATCGGTAGTCTTGTGGGTTTGGAAAGATTACCTGCTCTTTGGCAACGCCAACAGAGTTCAAGATGTTGAGCAAGTTCCAGCCACCAGCTTGACCCATAGCATCGGTGTGCAGATAGAGCACAGCATCTGGGTGCTTCTTAGCAAACAAGCTAAAGGCAAGGATTAACTCGCCATAGGCTTTGCGGTGTACTAAACCTGCTGCTTTGTTAGCGGCAACAACACCGACTAGGAACTGGTCAGGCTCTAGTCCCATGTAGGCGTTTATCTCGTGTTTGCCTATCTTGCTTGTTGGCTTGTAAACCTTGGTGTCTATCGCGTGAGGTGCATATTCACACTCAATACCCTTTTCGGTTAGCTGTCTAACGCCATGAGGTGACATCGCGATTGGGGTGACATTCTCTTTGCGTAGAAACTTCTCAACTCCTGGTGGCAAGGTCACATGGTCGAGTGGTGTCCAAGCAGCGATTGGAAAGTCGTCATAAAGCTTTGACTTCATAACCCAGACATCGTAAAGGCTGATAAATAGATTGGGCTTGTCATGCTGAGCGATAAAGCTCTTGTGATCTACTGGACCAGAATCATTTGAGTAAAGGTCTAGCCCTCTTGGGTAGTGTGGCACCTTGCCGTAAGGGGTTGTGATTGTGCTAGGTATTCCCTCAAGTCCATAGTTGGACAGCATGGCAACATCAAGACCAGAACGCTTGAGTCGGTCAAGCAACATGGTCGCTTGTTGTCCGTATCCGGTTGGTGCGTTGTAGCTATTGGACCAGACGCTTACAGCTCCAGTCAGTTTCTCTTTATTCGTAGGCATACATAAACAATACCAAAAAAAGACAGTGGGCCACAGTCCTACGCTCTGTGACCCACTGCCAGCTTTTTGACTGGGGCTAGATTTAGCTAGCTCCACCCTTGAAGTACCCGATATGGGTTGCATGGGTTAATCCACCGTCAAGCCTAATCAGGCCGCGATATGTGATTGTGTCAGTCGAGAAAGAAAAATCGGCTGACTGGTCAACGCGGATTCCACCTGCAACGCGAACCTTGAAGCTTGGTAGGTGACCGAATAGAACCGACTTGGTTCCAGTTCCTACTGCTGCAACATTTGGGTTCTCGTA